ACGATATGTATACGTAGCTCTCTGAGGAGAGTTTTCTGCGGTGGAAGCTGTATTAATTCAATTTTTAGTTACTTGTAAATTATCGAAAAACAAGTATAAATAGTCAACCTACGTTTCAAGGTTGCCCACAATTGTGGACCTTTTTATGACCATAGAGTGAGGATTGAAACACCTCTGTTTTCTCTATGAATATATTATTTGTCAGATTAGACTGCCCCTTAGCCGGGACATAACCTTTTCTATATAATATATTGATAGTAATACTTTTACTATTTACCCTAGACGCTAATAGGGTACGGTTAATAAGTCAATATTAACCCTATTAATCACATAGTATTAATTCGAAATAAAATATTTTTGGCACGACCATTACTATTAGTTTTTTATGTGGAACTGATTTTAACACCCTGGTTGTTTTCTTTAAGAGCTAGCCATAAGCCCGATTAGTCTTACGAATAAAGACACCTCTCAGGTCACCCGGACCTTATGTTTGCATAGTAACCTATGAACATTAAACACGGGCATATTTAATTGGACCCCTTACCCTCTATGTTGGGCGGGTGATCCTCTCACTAAGAACTTAGCATTCTAATGGGGGCTTAACAGCCCTCAGACTACGGACGAACCTCCATATCACCAAAGTTGTAAGATTATATTAGTAGCCAAGCGGACCACTATAATAGTGTATTCTCTTAGGAGTAATGAACCTTTGGGGTTTACATCGATATCTCAACACCACTGATGTGAACATTTCCTATTATAGTGTAGTTTATCTACTAGTCCTGTCTGTCATTGTTCTGTAACGGAGTCTCGAGAACTTTCAATATTAACGATATGGTAACAACTTGAACTGTTTTACCTGGTTTACCCCGGGTTTAATAGTTCAGGTGCATCGTTTTGCGCCTGAGCTTTTAAACTCTAGATATGATCATGACACATCCACAAAATATAACGCGATTTCCCTCCCTTGAGGAGGAAGACTACAGAGAAGCAATCTCTGTAGGTGAAAACTCTGACGTTCACATTGGGTTACAGCCCCGATGGCGTCCACAATACGACTCTTCTGATTTAGTTTTGTTATTACAAGACATGCCCTTAGACCCTAATATACCCTTATTATCTCTTAAAACCAGTATTCGAAATAGAGAAGCTTCTGGAGTTTGGTTCAGAGGAATGAGAAGGTGGGTAGAAGCCCACAATATCTACTATAGACAGCTAATGGGCTATCATAGCCATTATGAAAACTTTTCTATAGCCTCCAATGATTATCCCTATCCAGATGCTATTCTATTCTTTATAAGCTCACATGGTATTCCCCAGCACCACTATTCTGTGTTTCTCTTTTTGGCCGGTCTTCGATATGAAATCAATGAAAATTGGTTTTTACGATTTTATAAAGGCCAAAATGTAACAGAATTCTTAGGCTGGATATATTATGATGTTTATACTGGATCCGATAAAGGACTACCTGTTTACGATTATGCAATTACACATGGAGATATAATATTTAATTACTTATTCGGAATAGAAGAAGTTAATAATCCTACTAATCTCTCATCTAGTATTATACTTGATTATCCCCCTGATAGTGAGGATGGTCTTACTAGAGTTATTCGAGCTGACCCTAACAATTGTTTGGCCATTCGCATTAAGCTATTATATGATAACTTTGCTTTTGTTGGAGTTAAACATATTTCTAGATTAGATTGGAATTATAAACTTCTTATCTCTAGCCCCCAGATTATTGATAAAGCTGATATTGTTTCCATCCTGCAACCACAGTCAGGCGAGCTGGCTCCAAACCAAGGAAAGAATAAAAAATATAAAAATAATAAAAAACTTGGACCTCTCAGACCTGATGCAACCAACTTTGTTCCAGCTATAACATTAAGGCCTATGGATAAACCCGATGCAGCTGATTTTGTTCCTGCTGCAACAATAAGGCCTGTGATTATAGGAAATCCGCCACCTACAGGTGGTATTGACCCTCCGGAATCAGAACCAATATCAGCAGTCCTAGATCCTGAAATTATAACAACCCCAATTTCCCCTCCTTTAGAGTCTACTGATTCTGACGTAGGGCCACTAGAGGTTCCAGAAGAGCAACCGCCTGACAATAACACTATTATTAACCCACCAACAGAACCACTGAATCCCCAAACAACTGTAGTGACTCCAGAGAATGTTGATCTACCTAAAGAACAGGAATCTTTATTGGACCAATTAGTTAAGGAAGCCCTTGAGGTTATAATGCAATTAGGTCAAGATGACACAAAGAACTTAGCTTCTACAGCTGAAGCTATTATTTTTAGTGCTATGGCTGTTTCAGCTGAGAAATTCTGGAATAAAGTGATGCTTGGCTTAGCTGCGCTTTATAACGTAGCAATTAACAAAAGTGTGCTGGCTACTCTCTCCTCTTATGTTTTCCCTGCTCTTTTTGGTACCAATGAGCTTAGCCTGGCAGCTATGCACACCATTGGCTTACGAGATAACTTAAAAAGAAGCCGGATCTATGACCTGATCTCTTTTATGTTGATTCCATTTTCAACAGACTTAGACTTGTCGCTAGGTGATATCAAACTACTACATGTCGAATGTGCCAAGAAGATTGACTCAATGAGTCTTCTTGAGGCTGTAACTGCAGGAGCAGAATACATCCAAAGAGGAGCTCAAATTCTAAAAGATGAGCATAATTTGTCCGGGTTCAGTATAGGTGATTCAAAAATTCTGCTGCTAACTAAGAGATTTATCTCAATAAACACAAGGTATGTACAATATATGAACTCACCAGGTGATGCTTTTGATTTCGTGGGAGGTTATATGGAAGCGGATGCTCTAGTGCCCGACTGTGAGCTTTGTATACGAAAGGCCAAGAATCCTCTAGTATTGAAAGCACTATCTACTATGCTCTTCTCATTAACAGCAATAGCTAGTACTTATGCAGCTAAGGCTCAAGCCGGACATCTCATACCTGCTGCGTATGCAATCAGTATTTTTGCAGCTAGTCAACTTGGAAAGAGTTCTTTAATGATGTACATAATGCAGTATATAGCTAGAATTGACGGTGAAACTTCCCAAATCGTTACAGCCAAAGGAGATGAAAAATTCTTAGAGCATATTGATAACCAAACTAAGTATCTAATACTTGATGACGTAGCTAATGTAGCTCCAGAATATGCTGAGCGAAGTCCTCTAGATCTATTTCTGCGACTTAAGAATAATGTATCAACTCCAATAGATCAAGCAGCGGTCGAGCGTAAAGGGAAAGTTGTACCAGTTCTTAATGTTATCGGTATTACAACTAACGTTTCGGATTTCAACTCCTCTGTCTACTCTGTCATGTCTAGTAGTATAGTCCTTCGATGCAATCTACATGTCAACATTGTTTTGAAGGATGAATTCAAATCCCCAAGTGGAACCTTAGATCAAGGGAAAGTCCAAGCAGCATTTCCCCAAGTAGACGGAGTGACACCTTTATCTGATATCTGGGAGATATCAGTCTACTATGTTCAGGTCAAACCAGGAAATATAGCTTATAGGGATGATTTCTTAACAAACTGTGTTAGCACCGATACTCCATGGAAGCTAGTACCGTATTATTTTACTTTCGATGAATCTATAGGGCCAGTCCCCCTCAAAAATATAGATGTTCATCAATTTCTTACTTTTATTGGAGAGGACTACAAGAAATATCGGAAGAATCAGATACAATTTGTGGAGGAAATCAAGACAACAGACTTTAGTAGTGTCTACTGTTTTGGGTGTGCTAACACAAAATTGTGTTGTTCTTGCGCCCCCGCTACACAGCGACCTGAAACTGGGGTATTAGAATACATAAACCCTGTAAAGAAAGTTGCCACACATGTTTATTCAAGAGTTGCATCTATATCTTATTCCAAAATTAAAAGGTGGATTATAAGTACGGGAGTGACACGGTCATCTTCATATTATGATGAGGTAGTTCGCGAAGAAATAGAGAGACTTGATAAAGGGATAAGTTCTGTTTTTGGCTTTCATATGCCTAGAGATCGTCTGTTTCTCCGTCTCAAACTTCTATGTGTTTTTCTTATTGATGTCCTTTCTGAGTCTAAGCTGCTTCATGGGTTAACCCTAATGCCTGATAAGCAATTTAATATGACGCCTTTAGAACCTACGGTAAAACTAATGGAAACTGATACTATTATTAAACGGTCAGTATCTGCAGCTTATGATACATTTTTCTCTCTTATTGTTTCCCTTTTTAGCTTTGCCCATCTAGGTGTTCTTGGTGTTTTGTCATGGTTACTAATAGATATCCTGCAAGATATATTTGGTTTTGTTGTTTACCCTAAAGTTACTAATGCTAAAGTTAAAGGTTTACCACTATTGTCATTTTCTTTCCGTAGAGCTTTCTTCATAGCAATGTACATATTTGCTACCTATTTGACCATTAAGAAAGCTAATATACATACTCTCAAGTTCGGGTACTTAGAAACATTGAGGAATATTAAATATGATGATCTTATAGAAGCGGATCGCTCACGCTACTCAGAAGTAAGATATGGTATCGATGATTTTGTTAAAACATTTAAGAGAGATGAGATCCCAAAGATAAAACGATTATCACCTATACATTATGTATTTGGGAAACATGTCCACCACCAAACAATTCCCGAGAAAGTGCAAAATTGGCGCCATCAGTATAGGACCATACCAAAACTATCATGGGGAGTCTTTTATACCTTTTCTGGCACATTTTTCCTAACTATCCTTTTTTATATTAAGAATAAGATAGAAATATCTTATAGCGAAGCAGGAGAAAAGTACATAAAGGAATCTGTCCGGAAGATCTTAATAGCCCGCAGAAAAATAGAACCCTATAAAGCATATATAATTGAGAGGTTGACAGAACCTGGCGTCCAGACACAGAGTGGACCATCAGAACATTACTTAAAAGAATGGGAAAGATTAAATAAGGAGCCTTTTGAGACACACTTACGCTCAAAAGATGAGATAGAATATCCAATTAAACATAATCTTTTAGTTCTAGATGATGGGAAAGAGAATTGTATGGCTCTTATGTTGAGAACAGGAAAGATGATGATTCCTTTGCATTTTATCCATAGTGAAGAAAGGTCAGCAAAGGCTACTCGGTATGCAAATCCCATTATAGGAAATTCCTCATTTAGTGTCAATATAGGACCAAGTAATACAGTGCAGATAGCTAATAAAGATTTAGGGATAGTTAATATAGCAAGTAACACTTTCACTGATATTATCCATCTCTTCCCAGATTTTGTACATGATGAACCACCTTCAGGCATTCGCTTTCATAAAAGCAAAGATGGTACACTAGTAAAGACTGTATGTACGAGTCATGATCAGGAATTTGTTCGTACAACTGTTTATAATCCCCTTAATAAATCTTATATCTATAACATGCTCGGTTTTAAATATACTGCTCCAAATGGTTTAGGGTTGTGTGGTTCACCAATTATCTCAGGTAGTAAGAAAACATACATTAAAGGGATCCATATAGCAGGGTGCACACGAGATTCAAATGCGAGCTATGGTATACCAGTATGTTCTGGAGAAATCAGAGCAGCAATAGACAATGCACCAATCCAAACTCCTAGCTTGGCATTTGTCAGCCCTACATATAGCCCTTTTAAATATGTAGCCGATCTGGTACTTCCCGTACAGTCCCCATCAGCGCATATTAAACCTGACAGACGATTTGGATTTCTAGGTAGGATAGGAGGATATACCAAGATGTCTAATAAAGTATTCGAGCACAGCATTAGTAAAGAGTTGGCAAAACAAGGAATCCCAAATCAGTGGGGCTCTCCTCTTCCAGACTCTAGTAAGGGAGAGAAAAAATATACACCAACTGACAACTGGCTGGATAAAGTAACACGAGAAAATAAACCTATTAAAAATTCATTACTCATCCGAGCTCAACAAGATTGGCTGGAACCATTACTTCCTCTAGCAAAGGAGTCTACTAGATTACGAGTTCTTAACCGGGGTGAAATTGTTAATGGATCATCTCTCGAACCCTTTATTAACAAGATAGATATGAGTACATCCCCTGGATTTTCACATTCTGGTAAGAAATGTGATTGGGGAACATTGCAGGAAGATGGAAGCTGGATGATTAAGAAAGAGATATGGGATGAAGTTACTTGGATAGAAAATGCTTTACTAGCTGGTAACTTACCGGTAGTGCCTGCCCAAATCACAGGGAAAATGGAAGTTAGGAAGATTGGGAAAGGTATGAGACAGTTTGCTAATGTTCCATTCTGTATGCTATTACTGCTTAAGAAATACTATGGATCTATTTTTTCTTTTCTAGTAGAGCATTGGAAACTGAGTGAGTGTGCCATAGGAATAAATCCGTATAATAGTGATTGGGATGATCTTAAAAAACATATGGATCAGGGATATTTGTCCTCTTGGCATGCCGAAGATGTTTCTGCTTTCGACCAGAATGTTATACCTCTTGTACTTGAATTCTTTGGTTTGGCGCTTGTTGAGATAGCTAAGTTAGGTAAGTACTCTAAGAAAGAAATTAAGATTATGATCAATATTATAGCTATGTTAACACATCCTACAGTAATTATCAATGGGGACCTTTTAGAGCTTATAGGTCTCATGCTCTCCGGTATTTTTGGGACTACTCATTTTGATTCAGGGATGGTTTCTTTGTTACATCGTGCACATTTCTTTGAGGTATATGGAGTTAAGACAAAACATAGATACCGTGATTTTGCTCGGTTAATGTGCTTTGGTGATGACTCCATCGAAAATACTTACCAATTGATGAGTTATAACTCGCGAACATATGCTGAATTTTGTGCTAAATATGGTATAACAGTAACTGATTCCTTCAAGAATCCTGTTACTTCAAAAGGAGTTAAGATAGATGAAGTCAGTTTTCTAAAGCGCGGTTTTAGATTCTGTAAAATAAGGGATAGGTTTGTAGGACCAATAGAAATAGATAGTATCTTCAAAAGTCTCCATTGCTATGTTGAGAGTAAGCATGTTGAAGCTGATGATGTTCTTAGAATTAACCTAGATACAGCTGTGTCAGAATTGTGTTTACACACTGAGAAAACATATAATGATTATATTGGGAAGTTAAGAAACATTGATCATCCAGTTATCAAAAGCGTTCCAGCAATTCAATTATCATACCGGCAAGCTATAGACAGATTAGAGGAGAAAAGTCTAACACCAGAGACCCGAAATGCCTTGACAGTATCTACATTACAAGCAGAATCAGGAGAGTTAGATACTAAGGGACCAGTGTCTAAAGTAGCCACTGCAATAGCAGACGCAGCATCATTACTCTCAGTTGTACCAAGTCTGGGCCCACTAGCTAAAGCTACTGAGGATGTATCTAGATCTGTGGCAGGGGCCGCAGATCTATTTGGATTTTCAAAACCCCATCAGATAGTAGATCACTATACTAATCCTACTACTAGCGGATCGTTTGCTCCTGGGAATATTAATGACAATGTCTCTAAGTTGACTATTGATGTTCGGCAGGAACTCAGTGTAGCACCACTAGTAGATCCAGGATCACCTGATCCTATGGCTTTTGCTACTATCTTTGATAGATGGAGTTTTCTTCGTGCTTTTGATTGGACTACCTCTGCTGCTGAAGGTGACAGTTTAGGTTTTGTTAAAGTTGATCCGAGTTTCTGCATTTATTATGAAGGTAGCACCCCAGCATCTATAGCTTTTAATCCACTGTCTGGGGTAGCTACCCACTTTGCATACTACACTGGTGACCTAGAATATAAGATAGTTATAGTTGCTTCTCAGTACCATAAAGGTCGGATTTTAGTTCAGTTTGACCCATGTGATTTTGACCCGGATGGACCAGATATTACTACTCTTAATACTACTCTTAACTACGAATTGTGTTTAGAAACAAATAAAGCAACAACAATAACAATACCCCCAAGTAGAACAGCTCCTTATGTACGAATGCATGGTATTCCTAATAATGACAACTTTGGTCCTCTCATGAATGAATATTTCTCTGGAACTGCATATAATGCAGCTAATAATAGCTTCTTTAGTAATGGTAGCATATGTTTTATGGTATTACAAAAACTATCTGTTCCTCTATCAGCTGGGAATGCAGGTGCTAAAATTCTAGTTTTTGTAAAACCAAAACCTAATTTTCGTTTAGCTAGACCTAATGATGTATTATCAAGATTATATCCTCTTAGACCTGAGTCAGGTAGTTTGCAAGAAAATGTAGAAATGGAATCACCCCAAACTACTACTTCAATAAGGGTTTATACTCCATCCACAGCAGCACGCGAATCATCTAATCTTACCCCAGGATCTGTGGTTGAACGTCCTATTAAAATAGGTAAATTAGAGAGCGTACCAACAGAGAGTGACACAGGGCTTTCCATTGATCCTTGGTCCACATGCTTCGACAACCCTAGAGTGGTTAACAGGTTAAACAACTATCGGAATTTTAGAGCTGATCTTGAAGTAACAGCAGTAGTTAGTTCAACTCCATACTATTATGGATTGTATTTACTGTATTACATTCCCTATTATGACGAATTCGATACTATGCCTACTGGGACTGGAGCTTTAGATTGGGCAGCTCGCTTAGCTATAGAGTTTTCTCAACCTCATGTTATTATTGACATAACCCAAAATCCAACAGTGAAAATGCACATACCTTATTTGCGTCAAGGAGAGTATCTTAACCTTGTCGATGGATCTGCTTCATTTCTAGGCAGGTTGTATCTGACTCCTATTACTCCTCTTAGAGCTGTAGGGGATACACCTACTCAACCGATGACTATCACATTATATGCTCGTCTAGTAAATATCAAGGTTAAAGGTTTGACTACCCAACAGTTGTCTGCTCTTGTACCTCAGAGTGGACCACTTGACATATTTGAAACAGAGACAATGAATTTGAGAGAAAACGGGGAGATACATCCTGAGATTAATGTGGAGTATATGGGAGAGAGTATAGTCAGTTTCCGACCTCTTTGTAGGAGATATTGCCTTCATAAAGCTTATGATTTGCTCGACGATACTGGAACCTCGACGGATGTTGGATGCAAAATAGTAGTTCCAGGATTTCCTCTGTATAGAGGACCTCAAGGTACTACCTATCCCGGGGATGTGACAGCAGCTGATGCTCCTTATAACTATTGCAACCTCACTTGGTTGCAGTTGGTCACTTTAATGCATCATACAGTCCGAGGATCTATCCGATATAAGATCATACCATTTTCATACTTACGGAATGTGTTTTGGAGTGCTAGAGTGAGACATACTGAGTATGATTTTAACGAAGATGAACCTCTAGGGTTAGATAATATCCCAATCGGGTCCACAAGAGCAGCAAAAGCAAGATTCTTCAAAAATACACATATGGGTAGTGCTATATCCCATAGTGCAGTCAACCCCATACTATCTGTAGAAGTGCCGTATCAAACAAATGACTTATTTTCAATTGGGAGACAAACAAATGAGATAGATTACCCGAGGCTTGTACTCACTGGAGCTGGATTGGAGTTAGATGCTACAATTGCAGCACCTATTCACTTCTATGTGGCTACAGGGGAAGATTTCCAAGTTTCATGGTTCAGAGGCTTACCATTAATGGTGTATTCTTTAGTATGGCCTGCATCACAAACTTAAACAATAAATAAAATATGAAAATTCACCCTAGTTTTTAAGGGATACCAATTAAGACATCGTTTTAAGACCCTTACCTACTAGAATGAACAATCATCAAAAAATAAAATAAACAGTAAATAAAAATAAAAACTATAAACAGCTTTACCGCAGAGAAAAACAAATTCATATAAACAAATACAATATATTAAATATATATATATACTTTAATCCAGTGGCGGG